GGCGATGATTTGATTTGCAACGGAAACTATATAAAGGTTGCGCAGATTGGCATAGAAGAAAAAAAGAAAGGAGGAGGCGAAAGTGGCTAAAATCTTAGAATTGCAGAAAAAGGACAAAAAAGGCAAGAGCAGGACAGTTGGCAGCATCGAGATTAAAAACCAAACAGAGGCAGCCGCAGACCTTTATTTTTTCGGCGACATTAACAGCGAGAGTTTGGGAGAATGGCAAAAGTATTACCCCGATGATAAAGCCCCAAAAGATGTACAAGATTTCTTAGATCAGCTTGACGGCGTTTCAAAAATCAATGTACACATTAACAGCGGTGGCGGTTCAGTATTTGGCGGTATTGCTATTTACAATATTTTAAAACGGCACAATGCGGAAATTGTTGTGTATGTAGAGGGATTAGCGGCGAGCATTGCAAGCGTTATAGCAATGGCGGGCGATAAAATCATTATACCGGCAAATGCACAAATGATGATCCACAAACCAAGTAGCATTACATGGGGAAATGCGGACGATATGCGCAAAGAGGCAGATATTTTAGACGGTTGCCAAAAGGTTATTTTAAACACCTATATGCAACACGCAAAAGACGGCGTAACAGCCGAGGAAATAAACGCCCTCATAGATGCGGAAACATGGAAAAACGGCGAAGAATGGCAGGAATTTTTTGATATTGAGGTATCAGAAAAGAGCCAAGCAGCCGCCTGCGAAAGCGAGTATTTCGACAAATACAATAATTTGCCGGATAAGTTAAAAGAGCAGCCGGAGCCGCCGCAAATTGATATTGATGATTTAGCGGAAAAGGTAGCGGAAAAAATCAAAAATGCGCTATCAGAACCGGCAGCAGAGCCGAAAGCGGCAACGGAAACAGAAAAGAGAATAGCAGAGTTGTTAGAGGACTTAGATTTAGTGTGATCTAAGTCTTTTATTTTATCAAAAACAAGGAGGATATAACCAAATGAACAAAGAATTAAGAGAACTGTTAGACAGCATCAAGAACAAAAAGCAGGAAGTTAAGGATCTTTGCAAGGCGAGCAAAATTGAAGATGCAGCAAAGGCAAAGGAAGAATTAAAAGACCTGCAGGCACAGTTTGATCTGCTTTATGATTTAGAGGCAGACAAGTTAGACGGTATGGAAGATAAGGCGGCAGCCGGAACCGCTAAAAAGGTTTTGGATAAGACAAAGAACATTGCAAACGCATTTGTTAATGCAATCAAAGCAGCGGTAGGCAAGGGCGCATTATCAGACGAGGACAAAGAGATCCTTAATTCCATGAACGAAGGAAAGGACGAGGACGGCGGTTTAACAGTACCAAAGGACATTAGAACAGCCGTAAAGGAATTGAGAAGATCGGAGGACGCATTGGAAACGCTTGTAAATGTTGAGCGCGTAAGCACATTAAGCGGCAGCAGGGTTATTGAGCGTTACGCGGATCAGACACCATTTGACAATGTGGACGAGGCGGCAGAGTTTCCGGAGGTTTCTACACCACAGTTTGAAAAGATTGATTACAAGGTTAAGAAGAAGGGCGGCATTTTAAAGGTTACGCAGGAATTATTGAGCGATACCGCAGAAAATATTATTGCATACCTTAAAAAGTGGATTGCTAAGAAAGCAAAGGCAACAAGAAATTTCATGATCGTTAAGAAGATCCGCGAGATTACAGCAGATGCAGAGGTGCCGGTAGAAGATTTAGACGATCTGAAAAAGATTTTCAATATTTTACTTGATCCTGCGATTGCATTAACAGCGGGTGTAGTTACTAACCAAGACGGCTATAATTGGCTTGATACCTTAAAGGATAAGGACGGCAAGTATATTTTACAGCCGGATCCAACAAAGCCTACAAGTATGCTTTTGTTTGGCAAATATCCGGTTAAAAAGGTAAGCAACAAGACAATGTCAAGCGTAACCGTTGAGGGCGGCTATAAAGTGCCTATTGTATGCGGCGATTTGAAAGAGGCTATTACAATTTTCGATCGCGAAACATTAACCATTGATATTTCCGACAAGGCAGGCGATTTATGGAAAACCGATCAGACCGGCATTAAGGTTAGAGAGCGTTTAGACATTCAGAGCGTAGACGAGGAGGCGATCATCATGGCAGAGCATTTGATCGTAACCGATAGCGACGGAAACGGCACATATACGCAGGAAGAATTAGAGGCAATGACAAAGGCTGAAATTTTGGCAACAGCTACCCAAATCGGGTACACAATGACAACAACCGAGGCTAACACAAAAGCAGAGATTGTAGCAGACTTTTTAGCGCAGCAGGGCGCGTAATATACGATGCGGCGGGGTAAAACCTGCCGCATACTAAGGCAGGTGTAACAATGATAACATTACAAGAGGTTAAAGAGTATGCAAGGATTGATATAGACGAGGACGATCAGTTATTGCAAAATATACTCATACCGGCAGCGGTTGAATATTTGAAAAACGCAACCGGCAAAGAGTACCCGACAAATGACGAGGCGGGCAACGCGATTAACTACACACTTGAAAAAGTGTACTTGCAATTACTTATTGCCTATTGGTATGAGCATCGCGCACCGGTTGGAAAAGTCGGGGAAGATTTCACATATTCAACAAAATCAATTATGTTGCAATTACAAAATAAGTAGGTGGCGGCATGGATATAGGAAGAACAAATAAAAGAATTTCGTTTTGCAGATACACAGAAAAGGAAAACGAGTTATTACAGACAGAGCAGGTATTAGAGGTTGTAAAAACGGTTTGGGCGAGCGTGGAGCCGACAAGGGGCAGAGAGTACCAAGAGGCGCAGCGCATTAGACCGGAATTAACCTATAAAATAACAACCCGATACCATAAGGAAGTAACGCCGGATATGTTTATTAAATTCAAGGATCGTTATTTTCAAATTGTTTCAATAATCAATGTCAGAGAGCGCAACGAAATGTTAGAAATTATTTGCACCGAGAAGATCGCAGAAAAACCGGCAGTAGAAAATAACATTAAATGCGAATGACAAATGAAGAATAAGGAGGTATAATGTAGAAAAAAGCATAGGAGGCGCATAGTATGGCGAACACAGAAAACCGAACAAAAGTTCGGGGTGGGGGTAAAACCTCCGGTAAGGTTTGGAAAAAGTGGTGGTTTTGGGTTATTATAGTTGTATTGTTAGGCGCAATAGGCACCGGAAACAGTACAGAGGACACAACAGAACCAACAACAGAAACAACGATCGAAAGCGAGCAGGCGACTACAAAACCGGAGCCAACAGAAACAACGGAACCGGAGAGCGAACCGGAAGAAACAACAGAACCGGAAGAAATAACGGAAGTAAAAGGGAAAAATATTGATGATACCGGCGCACATTTTAGCGTATCTAAAGTAAGAAACGATACAACGGAGAATTGGCGCATATCGTCAATAGCGGAAAGCGTAAATATTGAAGAATACGCATTAAGTTATTATAAAAAATATTTTTCCAACGATGCAGAAATACACGCGATTGTTAATTTTTTCAACAATACCACTACAAAAATAAGTGTTGCAGGAAATGTGTTAGATGTAAGTATTTATGAGTATGTAGACGGCGAGGAACATGATGCAAAATTGCTATTCGGAGGCATGATGCTAAAGAAATATTTTGTATATATAGACACCGGAGAAATAGAAGAAATACAGTAATAAGCGGGGCTATTCCTAGATATAGGGGTAGCCCCATTTTTGGAGGCGTTTTATATGTCAAATGATTTTAGATTTGAGTTTGAGGGCTTAGAAGAATTAGAAAAAGATTTGACAAAAGCTATAAAAAAATGCCCCGTACAAGCAAAGGAAACCTTAAAACTATTAGGCAGAGATTTTAGAAAAGCTGCATACCACAGAGCGAACAGAGAATTAAAACCCCATACCCGAAAAGAGGGCGACAAAAAAGGGGCGATAAAAAGAAAGTGGGATAGCAAAGTAATAGGCGAAGGTTTGGAAATGACAGCGTTAATTTGGAATAGTGCGCGGCATTTTCATTTAATCGAAAACGGTCACAACCTTGTAAAAAACGGTCAAATTATCGGTTTTGTTCCGGGTAAACACATTATGGAAAAAACGAGAAATGATTATAAAGACATTGTACCGGAGAAATTCGAGGAAATGTTAGACGATATTTTAAGGGAGAGTGATTTAGATTAAATTTGTAGAAATAAAAAAAGCGGTCAATGCACTACTAAAAAGCAAATACGCCTATAAAATTTACGGCAAAGAGATTAAAGAGGGCTACAAAGCCCCCTGTTTTTTTGCAGAAATTATAGACAAGGGCAGCAAAGCAGAAACGCAGAATTTTACCGGCGGCGGCTTTACAATAAAAATCACATATTTTCAGAGTGAAAAGAACGAATTAGATCAGCTTGAAAAGGTAGACGAAATAAAAGACCTTTTCGGGCTGTTTTTTTGCGTTGGAGAAAGGCGGCTAACGGTCGGGGAATACTCACACGATTACATCGGCGAATATTCCGATATTTTGCAAATCAGTATTGATATTGATTACAAAGAAAACACACAGAAACAAGAAACGGCACCAATAGCAGAAGGCGTAGATGTAGAAATTACGCAAGGTTAGAAAGGAGTAAAAAGCAATGGGCGCACCTAGTATGGATATTCAGTTTATCGAAAGAGCGATAACAGCAATTACAAGAGGAGAAAGGGGCATTGTTTTGTTGTGGGTAAAAGATGCGTTACCGGCAGCAGCAGTAAACCCTGCAACCGTAATTTTAGAAAGCGACATTCCAAGAGGTTTGAGCGATGCAACCGTAGAGCAAATCAAACTTGCAATGATCGGATATACCAACGCACCTAAGAAGGTTTTAGTGTACGGTATGGGAATTGCGGAAGATGCAGAAACAGAGGCAGTAGAGGCGGGATATAAAAAGGCTATGGAAGTATCGGAAACGGTAAAATTTGATTACTTGGCAATCCCGACAGTAGAAACAGACGGAAAGGCGCAGGATATTGCAATATGGGTTAAGTCAATGCGCGACACCAAGAAAAAGAAGATCAAGGCGGTATTGCCAAATACAGCAGCAGATCACGAAGGTGTAATTAACTTTACAACGGATAAGAATGTAAAGACAGAAACCGTAACAGAGCAGGACGGCACCAAAACAACGGTAGACATTGTTTACACAGCAGAGCAGTATTGCGCGAGAATTGCCGGTTTGATTGCCGGTACACCGCTAACAATCGCCTGCACATACGCACCATTAACCGAGTTATCGGATTGTACGAGATTAACCGACATTGATACACCGGTAGACAATGGCGAATTTATCGTTTTCTATGACGGCGAAAAAGTAAAGGTTGTAAGAGGCGTTAATAGCTTTAAAACAACCGTAGACGGCAAGGGCGAAAGTTTCAAGAAGATAAAGATCGTTGAGGCTATGGATATGATCAACGATGATATTATCAAGACCGCGCAGGATAGTTATTTAGGAAAGTATGCAAACAGCTATTCCAACAAATGCCTGCTTATTTCCGCAATTAGCGGATATTTCGCGCAGTTAAAGCGTGACGGTATTATTAGCAGCTATTCAGTTTCTTTAGATGCAGAGGCGATCCGCATTTACTTAAAGGGTAAGGGATTAAAGGCAACTTTAGACGATGGAACAATTAAAGAGGTTGACGAGTGCAGCGATGAAGAAATTATAACAGCAGACACCGGATCATTTGTATTCTTGAAGGGCAATGTAAAAATCTTAGATGCAATCGAAGATATTAAAATGCCTATTTATATCTAAGGAGGTAAAAGAAAATGGCAAAAGGTTTTAGACCGGAGCAGGTTATTAACGGAACATGGGGCGAGGTTTGGTTTGATAATGAGTATTTGGCGCAGGTTACAGCGTGCAAAGCAGAGGTAGGATTTAAGAAAACCGCAATTACGCAGGTGCAGAGTTTAGTTGACGGTCAGAAAATTACCGGATTAGAGCCAAAAGGCGAATTAAAGCTGCATCATATTAACAGTTTCGTAATGAAAAAGGTTAGCGATGCAGTAAAGGCAGGAAAAACCCCGACACACACTATTATTTCAAATGTAGCCGATCCCGATGCAATCGGGGCAGAGCGCGTAGCATATTATAATTGCGTTCTTGACAAAATGATCCTTGCGGATTGGGAGGCAGGAAAGACCTGCGAGGAAAGTTACGGTTTTACTTTTGGAGATTGGGAACCGATGCAGACAATTTAACAATAATAACCGCAGGGCTGCATTGCGCAGCCCTATTATTTTTCAGAAAAGGAGATTAAGACAATGAATTTAGTAGAAAAGTTAATGGCAGTAGATAAAGGCGAATTTAACAAGATCGAAAAAAAGGAGATCCCAAGCAAGCAGTTATCTAAACTTGTGGGAGAAGATGCGAAGGTAACAATCCAAGCAGTAGACGGCGATCTTTTTGGCGCGTTGAGCGCAACCGGATTAGACGAGGGCGGGGAGGTTGATTACGGCAGAGCATTTAGCACAAATGCCAAGATTGCAGCCGCAGGCATTGTTGATCCGGATCTGAAAAACGAGGGATTGTTAAGACATTTAGGAGTTGCTACACCGGCAGATGCAGCAAAGAAAATTTTCAAAGGCGAAATTAACAAGATTTCAACAGAGATCGCAAAGTTAAGCGGTTTTGAGAGCGAAGAAACAACGGATAAAGAAGTAAAAAACTAATTCAAAGCGATAGGGAGGTACAAATGGATTACCTGCACTATCGCTTTAAAAATTGGAAACCTTTTGAATACATGAGCCTGCCGGAAGGTCAAAAGCGGGTAGCAAGGGCATATATGCGGCAGGAAATGGCAGACAAGGACGAAATAAACGAACAAATAAATAAAATGTTGGGAGGTGTATCGTAATGGGTAGGGTAATAAGTACGGCGATACAATTTATTGACGGTTTCACAAAGCCTTCGAAAGAAGTTATTAAGAGTATGCAGAAAATGGGAAACGAGGCAATAAAAGCCGGAAAACAGATCCAAAACGCGGGCAAAACTATTTCTAATGTCGGATCCACTCTCACAACAGCAATTACCCTGCCTATTGCGGGCGTAGCAACAGCAGCAGTAAAAACCGCCGCAGATTTTGAGGCGGCAATGTCGGAGGTTGGCGCAATTTCGGGCGCAACCTCCGCAGATATGGAAATATTAACAAACAAGGCTAAAGAAATGGGAGCCGCAACCGCATTTTCGGCAAGTGAAAGCGCGGAGGCTATGAAATATATGGCTATGGCGGGTTGGAAAACCGCAGATATGGTAGACGGCATAGCGGGAATTATGAACCTTGCAGCAGCAGCGGGGGAAGATTTAGGAACCACCTCCGACATAGTAACAGACGGTTTAACGGCGTTTGGAATGGCTGCAAAGGAAAGCGGGCGTTTTGCCGATGTAATGGCGGCGGCATCAACAAACGCAAATACAAATGTTACCTTAATGGGAGAAAGTTTTAAATATTGCGCAGCAACAGCAGGCGCAATGGGTTACAGTATAGAGGATATTTCCGTAGCAATCGGCATTATGGCAAATGCGGGCATTAAAGGAAGTACCGCCGGTACAACTTTAAAGAATGTAATTGCAAACATGGCAAAGCCAACAGATGCGCAGGCGGCAGCTATGGAAAAATTAGGTATCAGCCTAACGGACAATAGCGGAAACATGAAAAGTTTTGCCGAAGTAATGACGAACCTGCGGGCATCATTCGCAGGGTTATCAGAAACAGAAAAGGCGGCATACGCAACCACTTTAGCGGGTAAAGAGAGTATGTCGGGATTATTAACCATTGTAAACGCGAGTGCGGCAGATTTCGACAAATTAACGGCGGCAATCAATGGCGCAAGCGGCACCGCCGAAGATATGGCGGCAACAATGCTAGATAATCTAAACGGACAATTAACGCTTTTAAAGTCAGCAATAGAGGGCATAGCGATAACAATAGGCGATAAGTTGCTACCGTACATAAAAACGGCGGTTTCGTGGGTACAAACGGCAGCAGATTATATAAATAATTTAAGCGATGCGCAAGTAAACAATATTATGAAATGGGCGGGAATTGCGGCAGCAATACCGCCCATTATTATGATTTTTGGAAAGATAGTAACGGCAGTAGGAACGGCACAAAGAACATTTGGAGTAATTACAAAAACGATTGCTAATTTTGGCGGCGTTGCCGGACTTATTACAAGCCCTGCAGGAATTGTGATCGGTGTATTGGCAGCAATCGCAGTAGCAGCAGTTTTGATTATTAAGAATTGGGATCAAGTAAAAGTATTTCTTTCTAATGTTGGCGCATGGTTTAAAAATGCTTTTGAAAAAGCAGGCTTTACGGTCGAAGGGTTCAAGAGCAAATTTACATCAATAGGCAACACAATAGGCAGTATAGCAGGAAAAATAGGCGGCTTTTGCAAGAGTATAGCCGGTATATTTAAAAATGAGTTTGGCGCGGGCGTAACGGCAGCAGCCGGAGAAATAAACGGCGGGTTAGAGGCTATTGTAGCGGGTGCCGTAACAGCATTTGACGGAATAGTAACAGCCGTTGACACCGGCTTAAAGGCATTTGAGGCGTTGTTAGACTTTTTCGGCGGTGCATTTGCCGGTAATTGGGATAGCGCGGCGCAGGGCTTTAGAAACAGCCTTAAAAGCATTTTCCCGCCGGATATAGCAAACGGATTAACCGCAGCTTTTGACAAGGTTTTGCCGGTAATTAAAGCGGTGGTAGAGGGTATAAAGTCGATGTTTGGCGGCTTGATCCAAGATGCAAAAACAGTATTTAGCAATTTTAAAACCGTATTCGAGGGCGTAGGAACGCTATTTAAGGGAATATTTACCGGCGATGTAGAAACGGCACTAAGCGGCTTTAAAACAGCCGCAGGCGGGGCGATAGATGCAGTAGGAAACATATTTAAAAGCAGAATAAACGCTATCAAAAATTTTGTAACCGGTGCATTATCTACATTCCTGCCACAAGAAACCGTAAATAAAATTGCGGGCGCGTTTGATGTAGTAGCCTCCGCGTGGGATATTGCAATAGGAGCCGCAAAGGGATATATAGACGGTTTTGTAACAGCAATTAAACCGGTAATAGAAAATATTAAAACCATTTTCAAAGGCGTAGGGCAGTTTATAAAAGGCGTATTTACCGGCGATTGGAAGGGCGCACTAAATGGACTAAAAACCATAGCAAGCGGCGCATTATCCGGTTTGGTAAATGTGATAAAAGCACCGTTTACCCTTATAGGCAATACGGTTAAGGGCGCAATAAACACATTTAAGAATTTGAACATTGTAAAAACTATCTTTACAGCGGTAGGAAACGCAATAAAGAATGCGCTAACCAAATGCGGCGTTGATATGAACAAATTCAGCACAAATATAAATAATATAAAAACGCGGGTAGGCAGCATTATTAACAATCTGAAAACAATATTTAGTACAGTTTTTGGAGCGATCGGAAAAGTAGTAAAGGGTGCCGCAAGCATCGTAGCCGGCATTTTCGGTAAAAAGATTAGCAGCACCTGCAGCGCAGCGGGCGCAGTATTAACCGCATTTAAGGCAGTAGCAGGCGCGGCATTTGGTTTTATTTCCGGCGCAATCCAAAAAGCTATGAACATTATTGTACCGGTTGTAAAGGTTGCGTTTTTGACTATTAAAGGCGCGATTTCCGCAGCGATCCAGAATGTGACCGCAATAATAAGCGGATTATTAACCGTTTTTGACGGCATTACAACCTTTATTTCGGGCGTATTTACCGGTAATTGGTCGAAAGCATGGGAAGGTATTAAAAATATTTTCAAGGGCGTATTTGACAGTTTGGCGGCGTTGTGCAAAACCCCGATCAATGCCGTTATTGGAATTATTAACGGCGCAATTTCCGGCATCAACAATTTAGGTTTGACAATACCGGATTGGGTGCCGGTTATCGGCGGTCAATCATTCTCTATTAACATACCAACGATCCCGATGTTATACAAAGGTACGAATAATTGGCAAGGTGGCGCAGCTATGATCCACGATCGCGGCGGCGAAATTGTAGACCTGCCAAAAGGTACAAGAGTATATCCGCATGACAAAAGTGTAGAAATGGCACGAAAAGAGGGCGCAGCACAAAGCGGATCCGGATCGGTATCGGTTGTTATTCAGAAATTAGCAGACAAAATAGAAGTGCGCAGCGATGAAGATATAGACAGAATAGCAGAGGCGTTAGCACTCAAATTAAAGAAAGTAGCATTTAACACAGCATAAGAGGAGGCGGCAAAATGGAAATATGGTTAAAGCAGGATAAAACACAATTCAGATTTGCGGTTTTGCCGCCGGAGTATGAATTAACGAGCGAAAGCAATAATACGCAGGTTAATGTAAATGCTTTAGGGGAAATAAACTTGATAGGCAAAAGGAAACTGAAAAATGTTTCCTTTTCCTCATTTTTCCCAAATCAGAAATATTATTTTTGTCAATATACATCATTCCCAACGCCAAAAGAAAGCGTAAAGATTATTGAGAAAATGAAAAATAAAGGCGTTTTGCGGCTAACCATAACCGGAACGCCGATCAATATGGAATGTACAATAGAAAATTTCACATGGGGCGAAAATGACGGCACCAAAGACATAAATTTTACATTGGAATTTAAGGAATACAGAAAAGTAAAGGTTAAAACCTCAAAGAAAAAAGAAACCGTCACAAAGAAAGTGGTACCGGCAACCACACAAAGAGCAGCTAAAGCGGTGGAAAGCACCACATACACCGTAGTAAAAGGGGATAATTTAAGCAAGATTGCAAAGAATTTAACCGGCAGTAGCGCGAATTGGCAGGCGATTTACAACCAAAATAAAGGCGTGATCGGTGGCAACCCTAACTTGATATATCCGGGGCAAAGGTTGGTAATTAGCGTATGAAAATAGAATGGATCAGAAGTAAGGGCGGTTATGTTTATACAACAGATATTACAGAGGCAGTAGCAAGCGTAAGTTGGGGCGGTTCCGTATCGCAGGCAGCAAGAACAGCAGAAATAGCGGTTATCAATGCGCCAAATGATAAGAATGTAACAACCCTAAATTTAGCGATTGCAGCCGGACACACAATAAAGCTGCACGAAGGCAGCAAGGTAATATTTGTCGGGGAAGTAATAACCAAAGAAAGCACAAGCGAAACCGGCACCATTACATATTTTTGCACCGATTTATTAAACCATTTATTGAAAAGCACCGGCGTATATAATTTTGCAGATACCACAGCAGAAAAGATAACAAAAAAGGTATGCGCAGATTTTGAAATAGGCACCGGCACCATTGCAGCAACCAACGCACCTATTAAGAAAATGATTATAGACGGTAGCAGCATTTACGATATTATCATGCAGGCGTACACAAAAGCAGCAAAACAGACCGGCGAAAAGTATATTTGCCGCATGAGTGGCACTAATTTAACGGTTGAGGCAAAAGGCACCGTAGTTAGTAATTTTGTACTTGCAGAGGAATATAACATAACCAACACGCGGTACGAGGAAACAATAGATAACATGGTAAATGTAGTAAAAATTTACGATGAAACCGGAACACAGATCGGGGAAGTTAAAAAAGATACATGGGTTAATAATTACGGCATTTATCAGCAGATTTATAAAAAGGAAACCGGCATAAATGAAACAACGGCGGCTAACAATATGCTGCAGGGCGTGGAAAAGAAGGTAACGCTTGACGGAATAAACGGAGATTTAGCCTGCATCGCGGGCAATGGCGTAGAGGTTTACGATAAAGCAACCGGATTAAACGGCGTATTTTGGATTGACAGCGACACGCACACATGGGAAAACGGCACCCATATAATGAATTTGGAATTAAACTTTAAAAATATTATGGATAGCAAGGAATACACAGAAACCGAAGGATAGGAGGCGCGGAAAATATGAACCCATACGAGGAAATTTTAAACACGATGCGGCAGCAGGGTAAAAAAGATAACACGCCACCTATTCAAATCGGAATAATGGAAAGCGCAGACACCTGCGCAATAGGCAAACTAAAGCTATCCGGCAGCGATTTGTTAATAGCAGAGCATTTAAAAACCGGCTATCATTACGCGGTAGACAACGAAACACCCTCCAAGAAAGATAAAAATACATTCATAGGCGGGCTTAAAAAAGGCGATAAAGTAGCAGTTTATAGGGTTAGCGATGAATTATATATTATTTTGGAAAGGTTGGTGTAATTATGGGCTTATTTCCGACATACATAGAAAGCGATGCAATAACAGAAGAAACACAAGAAAGCAAGATCCCGAAAGAATACGAAATAGATTTTAAAACCGGACAACTAACCGGCAGGATCGTTGAGGGCGTAGAGGCTATAAAAGTTTGGATATGGCTTGTATTACAAACGCCGCGATACCGTTATTATATTTATTCATGGGATTACGGAAACGAATTTGAGGAACTAATAGGGCGGGGATATTCCGAGGAATATATAAACGCAGAGGCGCAGCGCATGACAGAAGATTGCCTGCTTGTTAATGAGCATATCGAAAGTATAACCGATTTTTCGGTAGGCATGGAAAACGATCAATTAACAATCAGCTTTACCGCCAACACTATTTACGGAACAATACAATTTGACAATGAAAAGATAGCGCGGGCGGCGTAAGGAGGCGACAATATGTTATTTGAAGATAAAACACAAAACAATATTATGATTGATCTTGTGGCAACGGTGGATAGCGATGTAAACACAGAGGAAGGCACACTAATAGATCATTCATTTAGAGGCGCAGCCGCCGAGTTTGAGCAGGCATATATCGGCATTGCATTAGTAGACCAAAACGGAAACTCAACAACAGCCGACAGAGAGCATTTAATTTTAAGAGCCAAAGAAAGAGGCATAACACCGCTTGCGGCATCTAACGCCGTTTGGAAAGCGGTATTTAATATTGAAATACCGTTAAATGCGAGATTTTCGGCGGGGGAATTAACCTATATATGCACCGAGAAAATAGAGAGCCTAACATATAAACTCATGTGCGAGCAGGCGGGAACGGCAGGAAATCAAAAGCAAAATGATTTAGCACCGATAGAATATATAGACGGTTTCAACACCGCCGAATTAACGGAACTTTTAACCCCTGCGCGTGACGAGGAGGAAACAGAGGCTTTTCGCGCCCGCTATCATTCTATTGTAGGCGAAACGCAGGCTTTTGGTGGCAATCGGGCGCAGTACAAAAAGGCAATGTACGAAATAGAGGGTGTCGGAGCCTGCAAGATTTACCGAGTAACCAAAGTAGAACGGCGCATTAAAATATATTTCCTCAATAATCTTTACCAAGTGCCGAGTGAAACGCTTGTAGCAGATGCGCAGGAAATCATAGATCCGATAGGAAAGCAAGGCGAGGGCGAAGGCGAGGCGGTTATTTACCACATTGTAGATCTATACCCATGCGCAGCGGAGAGCGTAGCGATTGAGGCAGATATAACCATAGATACCGGTTATACATGGGAGGATATGCTACCGAGCATACAAACCAAAATAGACGAATACTTTTTAGAACTTGCCAAAGCGTGGGAAAACGAAAATTATTTGACGGTAAGAATATTAAGGGTAAACGCGGCGATCGGAAGTGTGGAGGGCGTTGTCGATGTGCAAAACACAGCATTAAACGGCAAAGAAGAAAACCTGCTTTTGGATCCTAACGCAATACCGGTTAGGGGCGTGATTGTATGCAGACAGTAATTATAAACCATTACCCGCCGGTTATTAAGCAAATCAAGGAAATGCAGCAGATTGCAAGGGCAGAGGATATAGAGTTCGAGAAACTAAAAGCAGTTACAACCCAAACTATAAGAAATATGTTTGTTTATACGGCAGACGAAACCGGCGTAAAGAGATTTGAAACC